CAGCATTTTGTCAGGTGTTGCAGCGGTTTCTGTGTAGGTCAAATACTGGTTCAACGCTGCGGTTTGGTTTGTTGCGCGCGCTGCATTGAATTGTGCAGCAAGGTCTGAAAGTTCCTGTGCGCTTAGCGGTTCGCTGTTTTCTGTTTGGCGCAATATGCCAGCAGGAATTGACGATGATGCGTTACGGTTTCGCGCTTGCTCTAATTTCAACGCGGTATCAATTGCGTTTGGCGCGGAATAAACCAAACCCTGTTCAGGTGATAAGAATTGCACAAGGTTCGCTGGGTCAATTTCACCGCCCTGAAAATACACCTGTGACGATGGCGCAAACCAGACTGGTGGTGCCATGTCGGTGGTGGTGATTGATCCCGCTGGCAAACGTGTGAACGATGCAGGGTAACCATCGGCGGTACGGCTGGTGATGTACCAAAATGCGCGCCCGTAAAACAGCAAATCGTCAAGCGTCCACGCCATCAAAAACTGGTATGAAACAGATGGATCTGGACGGCGTAACCATGAACGCGGTGCGATGTACACCTTTTCCATTTCATCGCCGTTCCACATTTCGTTATACATTTTCAACGGCATTGAACCAATGACCGATTTGAAAAGTGAGTTTGCGCGGTTGATCGTTGGCACCGATACGGCGGCGTTTCTTTGTTCACCTTCACGGTAGGTGTAGTACTGGCCGATCATGTTCACGCCAACATTCGATGATGAATAGCCTGGCGCAAATCCGCCTGCCACCGCTGGTTCCCCAGCGTGTGTTGAAATAGCGGCCTGTTTGTTTCGGCTCAAAATACCCATGCGTCAAGCATTACACACATTGGGTTGTTGTTGGTGACACCAGGCTATGCGAAACCCGACAGAAGGCGAAGGCCAGCCTGGTGCCGTTTTCATATTAGCCATTTGAAACAACCATCATGGGTTTGCCACCTGTTTTTGGTTTGCTAGTCAACGCTGCTGCAAAGACCGCTAGGCGCGCTAATTCGATAGGGCCACTTGAACGCTGTGATGAAAGCGCTATGGATCCTTGTGACCTGACCGCTACCGCGCGCCCGATATGTTCAGCCAGCATCGTTTCACCTGTATGCACTAACAGTTTTTGGCGGATCATTTGGCGCACAGGATCAGTCCATTTCAAAATTTCGCCATAGCCCACGATTACTTTTTTGCGTTCTAAATGCAACGGCCAATGCAGATCAATGGACGGGGTGATAGCAAATTTGATGGCAGGGTTTTGGTTTAGGCGTTCAACGTGTTCCATGACTTGCGCGTAGGTGTCCACCATGAATTCAACGGTGATGGCGGTGCGTCCGTCTGGTAGTGCTACGGCGCGCAAACCAAAATACCGTGTTTCGTCCACGCTGTTTTCAATGGCCACCGTTCCACCGTCAGGGATATCCCCATCGAATTTGAGTGATTGCCACAGGCCTGGTGTCAGCCAACCCTGATCTGATGCCACCCACAGGTTGCATGAGGCGCGCAAAAATTGGGTGCGGTCTGGGTTTTCGCTTTCCGCTGTGATGGTTTCCATTGTCAACGTGTGTCCTAGAGCAGGGTTTCCCCATGACCATGCGGCGGGGTTCATTGGGTCAAGGTCTGGTGGTGGTGACCATTCCGCAAAATACAGGTTGCCTGTTTTTTGTTGGTCAATCATTCGCAATGCCTGTTCACGCCATTTGAGGAAGGCCCGCGAATTTTCTGTGCCAGCAGTTGACCAGCAGGAAAGCAACGGCGATTTCTGGGCGCGCATAGCAGGCAATAAACCGCCGTCAATTGCTTCACTAGAAATGTCCCAAATCTCATCAGCCACGATCAGGTTGGGGCTAGTGCCGTGACCAACGGACGGCCCAGCAGCGCGCACAATCCAACGCGACCCATCGGGCATGGTGACACTATTGCGCCCATAAGAGTGTGAAACCTTTGCACCAAATTTGGTTTCAAGGATTGGTGCCAATTCGTCAAATAGCATTACGCCTAAATCAAGCCTGTGGCTTACAGACAGCACCAATTGTTTCTTGCCTCTGATGATTGGCATTTTTGTGAGCCACCAACCCACCAACGTCATAAGGGCAACGGTCTTTCCGTTTTGGCGCGCTGTTGAAACTAACGAAATTCGATTATGCAAATTCAAATCATCATCGTGGACTAACTGGTTGGTCAAACACCTGACCTGCCAGGGCATGAGATCAATTTCCAGTATGTCCCTAGCCCAGCCCCCCAGATCCGCCCCGAATGATCCCAGCCCATCAGGCACCAAGGTTTCTAAGCGCGGCTGGTCATGGCTAGTTGGCGCTGATCCTGGCTGGTTCGGGCCTTCGGATACAGAACTGAGTTGGGTCGGGGTCATTTGTTTTTCCCCATAAAAAATTGTTTCGGGTTTTGTTATTGATATGCCGATGTCTTTCAATGCTTCGGTGCGGTGGTGGTTTCTGATTGCGTCACGTTTCTTTTTGTATGCCTGTCCCCTTCGACTATTGCATGGTAGGCAGGCTGGCACCATTTCATCGTGTGATCCACCGCGGTCTAACTCAACCAAATGGTCTGCGGTTGTTGCTTCATTTCCACACCAATGGCAGGGTGGATTGTCTGCTAGTAGCGCTGCACGTTTGCGTTTGTATTCCGCTGTGTCGTATGGGGTGCTGGGTCTTGTCATTTTGCTCACGCGCCTTCGGCTTGTGCTAGCGCGCGCTTCGCGCTTGCTGTCGTTTCCAATGGTAGAGCATCAGGACGGGCGTGTGTTTGTTGTGTTTGTTTTGTGTATGTCATTTGTTTGTTTTCGTGCCAGGGCATAGATGTGATTGCCCCACCCACGGGGTTGCCCTAACCCGTACCCATGATTTTTCTATGACGATTGTTTACGCCTTGCCAGATCGCTTTGCCTAAACCATTTCGTGTTGCATGTTTCAGGGCGCGACCTACTACCCAGGTTCCCCTGTTTACGCCCCACCCCATGCAAACGGGGAACAGCCATGATGCTTGCCTATTGTTGCTTAGAAATCAGGAAATCTACTAGATCGGTGTACGGTACAAACAAATCGGCAGCGGCGGTGTAAACCGTGATGTCAATTTTGCGTTTGGTGTCAAATGTTCCCTCAACGTCCCATTTGTCGAATGTCGCGCGCGGGGACAGGCACCAGATGTTTGCGGTCTTTTTGCAAACCATCACATAGGCCAAAGGTTTCACCGTTTTCATGTCATAACCATATTTGGTGTCCACAAACAGCGGGTCATAGATCAATTGGCCCTGATCATCACAAATGTGGGTGCGCGCTTTGACCTCTAACGGCTTATCTGTCCACGGTAGGCAAATATCCTTTTCGTGGCGTGTGATCCATTCCTGTGTGCGGTCTTTTGGTGGCTCTGGTGTCCAGCATTGCACCCCGCGCAATTTCAGGCGGTCTGCAATCATGCTGGCCCAATATGCGCCTTCACTAAACGCGGCAGGATAATCAAATGTCATGGTCATTGATGCGGGTTGCTCAACATGTACAGCACATATTCCATGTCTGATGGTTTCCACACAGCGGAATACACCCCAGCCTGTTCAAATGCCATCAGCCAACGTTTTTGCAATGGGCTGGTTTTGCCTTTTTCGCTTTTCAATTCGATAGCCAAAATTTTTGCGCCCGTAGGGTGAATGAGTAGCAGATCAGGAAAACCAGCATCACCTTGAATGTGTGTGGCCCATGCGCCGCGCTTGTTCATTGCTGGCAGGTCATGGTGAATGAGCCAGCCATAACGTTTGGCTACACCAATGACCAGGTCTTTGAATTCGCTTTCAGTCATTATTTGGCACAATTCCATCAGCGGGCACAATTCTTTTGTTATCTGCCAACCATTCCCACGCTGCCGCCAGTTTTTGCCATGTTTCCCTGCTGGCCTCTAACGTTTCACAGCGCTTTTCTAGCAACGCTTTTTCGGCGCGCAATGTGTCAATTACACCGCGCAAATAGTCAACTATTTCAACAGGTGTTGCACCGTTTTGTTTTTCGTCAAATGCGCTCATTTCAATGCTTCGATCACGGCGCTGGCCTCATGGCTTTTCAATAGTTCCAACACAGCATCATCACGGTTCACGGTGCGCTGTATAAATTCCAACAAATTCAAATCGTCCATGTTTGCGTCCTTTGCCAATTTCTTGATGTAGCCCAATTGCTTAGGTGTAGCAAATGCACCAGAGGGAATGTGCACCTGCGCGCTAGAGGCCACCTGACCACCCTGGCGTTCTACCTTTTGCATTTCCTCACGGGAAGGCCGTTTGCCTTGTGTGGCAAATCCCATATTGGCTAGGCATCGGCCCAAACTGCTGGTTTCACAATTTTCCACAAATGATGTGGCGTTTACGCCGCGGTCTGTGTGGATTTCATGGGCGTATCCTGTGGCTGTTGGGTGTGCATCATCACGGTGTTTCCAAATCACGCTGCGAACAATGCAGGTGTCACCGTCATAGTTCATGAGTGTGGTTTCAACGCGCCCGTCTGGGTATGTTTCCCAAAATCGGTTCAACCGTGTTTCTACGGTTTCGTAATTGGATAGGTCAAATGCCATTGGTGTTTCCTTCTGTCTGTTTTCTAGTTGTTCTCTGCGTTTCGCATCGCTTCGAATGTTGTTTGCTGTGTGGGAATTGTATTTGGAACGCTCACCTGATGTGTAATAGCGGGCCATTGGTTTACAGTTCGCCGCCTAGTTCCTCTATGCAACGCAAACATGTTTCTGCATAGATTTCGTTGCCTGACAAATCAAAATCCGTTTTCATTACTTTCAATGTGCGGATCAGGTAATCATCGCGTTTTGGTTTTGTAACGTGTGCTGGCCTGCAAATATCATCAATGAGTTTCATCATTGCGTGTGTTTGTGGCGTTACTTGCAAATCAATTTTGTTTGTAATCATTTTTCGTGTTTCCTCTGTCATGGAATTTTCGGTGAATGGTGGTTCGATCATTTGGCTGTGCGCCAGGGTGACCAACCTGACCGTGTCCAAATAATCAAACCTGCTTTGAGATTAGTTTGGGCGTGTAACAGGTTTTCACATGATGTGATCAGGCCTGCTTTTTGTAGGTAACTGTTTGGGCCTTTGCACCAAAATGAGTTGATCTGCATGAGGCCATAGGATTGTCCCACGGTGTCTTTTTTGTTGTGCGCGTTTGGGGTGCATCGACTTTCGCGGTGCATGACCAATTCAAGTTTTTGACGCTGCTCAACAGGCCAACCCAGGTTTACGGCCAGCGCGCTAAATTGCTCACAATTAGTTGCTGATGGGTTGATGTAGAAAACCGTGGTTGCCGTGGTGCTTGTAGTCGGTGGTTCAATCAAATAGGGCGCTACGTCAATGGTGGTGCTAGGTGGCTCTG